ATTAATTCTAATTTTCATTTCATTTTCAATTCTAATTTTGAATTCGATTGATAATTTGAATTAATAATGGAATGGTATTTTGATTTAAAGCCATCGTGTGTTAGTTATATATACGAGAGATGGCCAAACACGTTACGACAATCAATAACAAACGCATCTATGATTACTATAAAGCAAACACGAACGTGAATATAGAAACAATGAACCTGATTCTTTTGGATTTTATGGAACAACTCGGTAATGACATGACCAAAGTGCTTTCGAATTCTGTTTTCGGAGAGATACTTAGTAATGTAAAAGAAATAAAACAACAAGTGCATTCGCTCAACGACCAAATGGCTTTAAAATTGCAAGAGCATAATAAGTCATTTATAGAAACAACCAAGCTAATCATTAGTTCATCCTCTAGCGAAAACACCGACAAGATTGCGCAGCTTTTAAATCGAAACACTGATTCTTTTATTGAGAGAATAAATATCAGTATTCCAAAAACTCAAGATGAAACGAATAAAAAAATTCAAGATAATTTATTGGCCTTTCAAAAAACCATGAACGAAGATATTAAATCCTATCTCTCAACAAATAATTCCGAAACTTCTTTGAAAGAGTTTATTGGTTCTTTGGATGCCAAGATAACCACCATGCAACAACCTATTTATACTTTCATTAGTTCGAATCAAGAACAACTCAACTCCAAATTAAGTTCATTGAGAGATGATTCGATTTCAAATAAATCGGCCAATGATAAAGTAATGAGTGACCTGAATGAATTCTTAACCAAATACAAAACGTCCTCACAATTTAAAGGCCAATGCTCAGAAAATATGCTCGGGAATGTCTTGAATAAGATGTATCCAAGTGCGGAGGTTCTCAATACCACCGCTTTAAAAGCCTCCGGCGATTTTCTTTTGAAGCGTACCGACAAACAAACCATCCTCATTGAAAACAAGAATTATGAAACCAATGTAAATATAGATGAAATAAAGAAGTTCTTGAGAGATGTGAATGAACAAAAAATGCATGGAATTATGATGTCACAATATTCCGGCATTGTTTCCAAGCCGAATGGCTTTATTGAAATAAATGATTGCAAGGTGCTTATCTATTTACATCATGTCGATTATTCAGCAGAGAAAATTAAGATGGCTATAGATGTCATAGATATTCTCTCCGAGAGATTGGAAGAAATATCGAATGTGGAAGACATTGATGGCTATATTATTAAAAAAGAAGTCTTGGATAAAATAAATAATCAATTCCAACTTTTTCTTACTCAAAAAGAGGTTGTTTTAACAACGGTCAAAGAAATGAATAAAAAATTAACGACACAAATTGAGGATATGAAAATTCCCGATTTATCGCTTTTTTTAAATGAGAAATATGCCTCTATTCAAAATCAACAGTTTGCTTGCGAAGTCTGTAACTTACCTTTTCAAAATAAACGGAGTTTAGCTTCGCATAAGAAGTGCCATAAAGGCGTTAAAATTCAAGAGGAAGAATTAAATATTAATACCAATTAAATAATTTCTATACGTGAGATTATTTAATATTTTTGATGCACAAAGTTAAATCTCTTGCGCATTGAGGTTGGAATCCACCCGAGTTAACCAATTCAATATGAGAGATTTGTTACTTTTTTCGGCCGTCTGTGGATTTAATGCGTTTTGATATAATTTGGTCGGTTCATCACCAACACCTAATAACATTGGTTTCTCCAATTCTTGACACAAATACAAAACATATGTTGTATATACCGCCATTATACAATAAAAATACCTTTATATTATACACATTTTCTATAAATTCAAATACTTTTCATACCCCATCACGGTTGAAGATACCAGGCTGTCCAATAAGATGTATCATTACAATAGATACTCAGTGGATAGGCAAGAATATATAAATGCGTGATATACAAGCTTTATATATATTTAAATTGTATATATAATATAAATGGACGCTACTGTTCCAGAGGAAGGTACTATACAACCGGAAGCTACTGTACAAGTGGAAGATTCTATAGGACCCGAGGCTACTGTACAAGTGGAAGATTCTATAGGACCCGAGGCTACTGTACCAGAGGAAGCTACTGTACGACCGCTAGTTACTATAAAGCCGGAAGCTACCATACCCTTTCGATTAAGACCCAATTGTAAAACCCCTTCTCCATTTAATCCATCGAATATAAACCAAATATGTACTGAATTATCAATACCAGACCCCTATAAACACGCGGTTGTATCCGGCGATGGAGGCCATGATGAAGTATTACCAATACCAAATTTAAATTCGAAAGGTTCTTCGTCCGGCGGTAAATCGTATGAAGATAATATGATGGTAAATTCACTTAACCATTCAAATGAAACTATGGCATCTATATTGAATAGTTATGGTACAGCAAAAAAAATAGAAGGAAAAACGAGTACTCCGGCCCAATATCTAGAATTGAATAAAGACGCATGTAATATTGTTGATGTTTTTAGTGGGTCTCATTTTTGTCCTGGTTATAATAATTATATTGATTCCGCGGATAAATCATATAAAAATTTCACAGATACATTGAAATTATCTAAGAATCCATTGACAAAAAAAGACATAGTCGTAGATAATCTATTAATTAAACATAATTATAAAACATTTAAATTTACTGCTTTAATGAATCATGATATATTATTGTATGCTTATTATTTGACGCTAGACCCGAGTAAGGCTATTCCTGTTCCGAATCCTTTGACGCCACAGTATGTAAAAAAGATGAATATCGCAGTAATGAATCTTTTGTGGATAAATTTATTAAAAGAAACGGAAGCAGCGATAAAGAGTGATAGTATTTTAACCCTGCCGATTAAAAGTAAAACTTGGACCTATTGTTATACCCAAGCAATTAAACTGCTCGAACGAATAACATTCGTCGATATAGAAATAACCGACGGAAATATCAACTACATGAAATGGTCCATTCCCGAGTCAGCGCAAACATATCCATGGGGAATAACCCAAGGTACTTCCGCGAGCAGTATTTTACAAGTGTTAAAAACAATCATTAGTTGTTGTATACCGAGGTCCGCAGGCGCCTCTAAAAAAAATGATAAAACCGCTTGTTCTACTGGGTTAAAATTACTTATCAACACTATTGCCGGCGCCGATAATATACCCTATAAAAACGAAATTGCCGCTTCATTACATGCGATTTGTAAATTTATTGGCGACACTTCCCATATTACATTTGGAAATCTAATTCAAAAGGCAAAGGATGCGCCGACGATAGCAGAGAAGGTAAGAACAGTTTATACTATTTTTGGAATCGATGCTACCATAACGCCGGAAACCATTAAAAAAAATATAGAAGATATAAAAATTAAATTTTGGATATCAGAAAGACCCATGGCAACCCGCTTGTGTTTGGATAAACACGTTGTAAAAAATTATTCGGTAGGAATTAGTAACATTACAGGGCAAATCATTAAATCCTTATATTTACAGCCCATCGCCGATGACGAGTATTTATCCGTTGATTTTGACCCGCTTGCTTTATCGAAATCAATCGTAGCGAATACGAATGCCATATTTTCTGATATTCGTAACAATTTTCCATCTTTAATGGACGATTCATACACCAGATTAGATTCTGTTCGAGCGGCTATTGATGGAAGCATGAATATTATAATTACGAGTATGACTGTTTCAGAGGAAGAAAAAACGCAAATCAATAATGCTGTCAAGGATTTAAAAGCAGACCCGGATTTATCCACATTAATAGAAACATATAATATAGCAAAACTAAAAAAAGATAAGGATGACGCATTGACTAAAATCAGTGGCATAAGTAGTATTAAAAAAATTGTAGATTTACTAGAAAAAGGAGCCACTAGCGGGTCATTGACAAAGGAGTGCACAGATTTGCGTAGAATACCAAAACAGACGTCTGCTCAAGGATGGATTGATTTAAAAAAGGCCGTACTAAAAAAGGGAACCGAAACAACACAATATGAAAATTTAAAAAATGCGATTTCCTTATTATTATCATACATTTCATTGGACCATGTTAAAAATACAGCAGAGGTAAAAACGACGTTTCAAACCCGTTATACGCATCTGTATTGGCTTATTACAAACCTTGGCAATTTATATCAGAAACATTCAACGAATATATATAATATTATTGCCAACGCAATTGACCAAATCGCAAAAGAAAGTGAAAGTACGTCTGAATTTTATGTAGATATAAGTAGTTTAATTGAAAATGTGGTTACCTTACATCACTATTTCCTTGAACGTCCTGTGGTAGCAAATAGTGAAATAAGTGGGGGCACCAATCCATCCATTCAAGACCTCATAATAAGGGGGCTAGGTTCTTCGGAGCCTGGAGAAGAAGTATTAAAAACATATGTCTTATTCTTATTAGAACAAAATGTTCCGATTTATATTGACGAGATTGATGAAGATAACATAATTAGAGTACCCAAAAGTTCTATATGGAAAAGGTATAATGAAGATAAAGAAAAAGTAGCACATGCTCTTCATAAGTTAGCGGGGCTTCCTGAGGTAGCGGAGCTTCCGGAGGGAACTACTATTTGTTTTTTTGGTCCCTTTAAAGTTGTTAAGAATACTGAGCCACATATAGAAAACAATGAGGACAATGATTTGAACGACATCATATCTAATGTTGTAGAATATGACACGACATTCATTATTGCTGATGAGGAAGCAATGGAGGATTTAAATATAAAAATAGGCATTATTTTTGATAAAATTCTTATGGATTATAAGTTAGAAGAACCGGATAAAATTATTATTGATGAAAAAATAAAAAAGATATACATGGAAAAAATAGATAGAAACCGTCATATTTTTGAGAGTCAATATACATCGCAAGAAGACCAGCGTGTACCCATCGCGTCGCACTCGACACACCTCGCGTCGCACCCTGTGACCATAGCGGCAAACACTGTGCCCGACTTTATGTCACACACTGTGCCCACACTTTCGTACGGTACAGGTACTTATAAAAGAAGAAGGGAGGAAAATGTACCAGATATAGAAGAAACAATAGAAGAAGGTATAGAAGTACCAACGTTTAAACGAAAACTAAAACGCGCAAAAAGCGTATATGAAGGTGGAAAACAATTTAAAAAACACACGCGCAAATATAAAAAAAAACAGAATAAGAAAACAAAACATAGAGGGAAAAAAAACAAAAAGTATGGGACCTTAAAAAAATTGAGATATAAAAAACATACCAAGCGCCATAAAAAATAAAAGGGCACCCCTTTATTTCTAATCATGTGTTTCGCGCGCCTCCCTATACTTGTCTTTTTATGGAATTTCCATCACTTACCCACATTTTAATCGCCGCCATCGCCGCCGTAATGATGTCGCGCGTTTTGCCCCAGACCATCACATGGCGCCCAACGTGGTCATACCAGACAAAATCCAGCTGTAAAAGCTGCTGCACTTGTTTGAAATGGACATCGCGCGGGTCATTATAGCTCAGCATCCACACCATATCATGGTCCGTGAGCTCGGGTGGCACGCGCATATAGCCATAAAAGGAGACGAGCGGCTGCGCGCGGATATGTTGTCTTATTTGGTCGGCTTCTGCTTCAGGAAAATCACTCAAATCCTTGGTTAACCGGTCAATTTGGCGGCACGATTCTTCGGCCGTCCGTTCATGTATATCTTCCAGTATTTCTATCGCGGCCGCCGCCAATACGCTTGCTGACATTGAATTACCCATGTTCGCTTTGTGTTTATCTTTTACTCCTAACAAAAGATAAATTCAATTTTATAGGGGCTCTGCCCCTACGACCCCGATTTTATAGGGGCTCTGCCCCTACTACCCCGATTTTATATGGCTCTGCCCCTACGACCCCGATTTGATAGGGCTCTGCCCCTACTACCCCGGTTTGATTGTTATATCTTATCAATAAAGACCGCCTTGGCGATTTTCTTCATGATTTTGTTTTCATTATCGACAAACTCTCCGCTTCCGCCCATCGACTGACCCATCATCCTTAAATAAACATCATTCAAATGATGGTCCAGGTTCATACAATTCGGATTTTCTAAGCTCCATGGCACCAACAACCCACCGTTTTTATGCGTCACCCTTTTAATTGCTTTACGGATGTGTTCGTTACTATTCTTCTCTTTTTCCCAGACATTGTGTTCCTTCACATACATAATCTCTCTTTTGGCGTCGCTACAATGAATCGGGCGTTTATAAATATCCATCTCATTAAGTTTCCGTATCATGATTTTACTAATACCTTCAACGTAACCGAGCTTGCCCACATCCTCGAGGTCCGAGAATTCTAAGGTCATCGAATCCACAAAGTCAGTCAGGTTCATCGCATCCTTACATTGTTCGTTCAGGAAGAACTGGAGGTTGAATGTTTTGTTGTTGTTGTTGGCAATAACAGTATTAGTGGTTTTTTTACACACTTCCATCATTTGTTTTTGTAAATCCGAATTACTTTTGATTAATTCAAAAACCATATTTGAAAGTTGTGATACTTGTGAGTTTTCATCATTAATATATATTTTTTTCTTTTTTTCACCATCGCATTTTTGTTCATGATACCATAAACTATTGCGTGCATTATAATTTTTACTACATTGCTTACATGAAAAAACCAATTGGGAGGGTTTTGGTTCTACGGATGTTCTATTTATATGTTTAGCAGTCAAACAATGTTTGTTATAATCTTTTTTGTTATTGGTTTTGATGCCACACTTTTCGCAAACAAATCGATAGGGAGAAATTGGGACAATTTCGTTCATTATGTCTATATATCTTAGACTTTATATTTCCCTAAATAGTTTTCCGCATTATTTATAAAAAAATTAGCATCACAAATATTTTCGCCTTTTTTTGGAAATGAGAGCATTATGCTCACAAGTCGTTTTTTCGGGTTTTCCCAGACCGGATTGGCGTTCCTGGATTTTGGACATTTTTAGAAATGTC